TGAATCCTCTTCTCGATCTTCTTTTATCTCTTCTCTCTCGACTAAAAACGTGTAACAAGAAATACCGTCCACAATTTTCGATATAACAATTCCTTTATCAACTAATTTCTTGATTGCACTTTGTACAGTACTTAAAGCAAGTCCTGTTTCTTTTTTAAGTTGCGAAAAAGAAATTCTATCTTCTGCTTTGTGCCAACCATATGTTTTTCTAATAATCGCACACAAAACATGAACCTCTGTTGATGACAACTCTTTCAAAAGAACATCATAAAAATAATTCGGCGTCTGAGTAAAATTTGGCTTGAAATGATTTTCCATAGATCCTCTAATTAAAATTTTAATTAGGTTCTATTAAAAGAATTTATCGTATTTGATAAAAAACGAATGTATGTTAAATTTAATGCACTTTTACAGAAAAAAAGGCTTCATTATAAATCTAACTTGAGTAAAATTCTTTTAACAAAACCCCACAGTTTAGCGACTGTTCTAAGCCCAAGCCTCAAACTTGGGTTTTTTTATTTCTATCATCTTCTCCACGACTTTTAAAATCAATCATTTTCTTGTCATACAAATTTCTAGAAAATTAAATTTCTTAGTCTTCACAAGAAAAAAAAATAAATGTGTTGCACAAAATGTAAGCGTTGTGTCATACTGATGTTATAAAGATTACAAACAACTTAAAGACAAAAAGGAAGCACAACATGAACGAAACTTGGACAGATGAAGAGAAATGGATAGCTTCACTCATTAAACAAATAAAAGGCGATTTTACCCACTTTCTTGAGTTTTATTTAGAAGAGTATGAGGAACAAGTAAACGGTCAATTCGACGTTTTCCAGCTTGCGAAAGAAGTTTTCGAAATTGAATCAATATCCGACGACTATGGTTACGAAAATCTAGAAGGTTTTTACCAAAGGCTTTCTAAGTTTATAGGTCGTAATATAAATTCGAACTGTTATAAAATATTTGAGAATAGACAAGGAACAAAAATTCTCCAGTGCAAAATTTCAAATGACTATTCCATTCTTATAAATTTTTACCTTGTTGAAAAAAATTACAAGACCGTTGAAATACTTGTACACTCAAGCGCGAAAGAATTTTATAAATCAGTTCTATAGATAACTAAGCCCCCCTCTTGGGGGGTACAATTACAATAAAGGAAGCATCATGACAAAGTTCATAGACACTGAAGCAGGGCGACAACTTCTAAAAGATTATTTTTTTCATCCCGAATCTGGATATGATCTAATTGACCCTAATCTTTTAGAATATGCACTTGAGTGGGCGAATTTTCCAATTCTAAAAGACATTCAACAAATTTACGAACATTTCAAAAGTAGAGAGTATCCTAACGAAAGTTACACTATCGTTACTTTTTCCGAAGCTGTAGATAATTATTTATACAAAAATTATTCCAAAGGGTGCCCATCGTATCACATCAATTTTGTAGAGCATTTTCAACACTATTACGGTGCCGGACCGACCGACGACGACTATTATGATGAACCTGAAATTTTTCGTAACACTGTAGAATATTCAGACGGACTTTGGAAACATAAAAAAGAATATCTCGATTCACTCAAAAGCTTAGTATCTTAAAGCCAATAACCAAGCCCCCCTCTTGGGGGCGTACAATTAGAATAAAGGAAATACAAAAGGAAACAATATGACTAATAATAAAAATACTGATCGCGAAACACAAATAATGGCATTTTTCTTAACTACAGTGAATTCAGGTTTATCGCGTTTTATTAAAAAAGGAAAAGAAAAATTCAAGATAACCCCTGCTGAGTTTTTTGGTTGTTTTTTGGCTCTTTTAAGTGCTAACCAAAAATATTATACAGTAAAACAAGAAGATACGCTGAAAGATTTATTTGACGTTCCAGAAAGAGAAAAATTAGTTGATTTTTTTTATGATGCATTTCAAGAAGCACCAATCACCAGACTATAAAAATTAAGAAAACCAACGAAGAATAACTAAGCCCCCCTCTTTGGGGGGTACAACACAAAAGGAAAGAACAAATGACAGAACAAAAGAAATCCCGTCGAGACGATCCGAGAATGTTAGTTTACGTGCGACCAGATCTATATAAAAAATTTCGGATCCATTGTATAAAAAACGATATCAAAGTACAAAGTCTTTTCGATCAATTCTTTGAACAATATTGCGAACAGATTGAGGAATAATGTTTTACTTAGATAACGAAGCGGAAAAAGCTATCATCATTAAAGAGACAAGAAATTCATTGTCTCGAATCGTTCAGGGTCTTATGTTTGTTTATCAATTTACAGACTCACAAGCAATTACTTTAATACAAGATTTAGTTTCGGAGATGGAACAAGACTTGAAGAAAAAAGAGGTAAAAAATGTTTGATTTTAATTTTGTAACTGTTACTTACATAGTATCAATTATCCTACCCTTAATTTATTTTTTCTTCTTTCTCGCTACGCGTTTTAAAATGACAGACATTGAAAGTGATACTAAATACTTACTTGAAATGTATGCAAAAACTGATTTTAAAGTTAGAGAAATGATCGAATCTTTAAATATGCGTGTAACTTCTTTAGAAGACTCGATTCAAAAATTAAAACAAAAAACCAAGAAGTAATTAAATTTTCTGTTCTAAGTCCTTGGGTTCGGCTGAGGGCTTAGGCTGAGGCTGTGGCTGAATTGCTGGTTTTTCTTCGGGGAAAACATAGTTATAAACTTGATAACTTTCAATCAAACTATCTAACAACACTCTTGAATTTTTTAACTTAGTTCTAGCTGTAAGTATTGACCCCCTCAACTCATCAACATCAGCCTTTAACACCCTTTCAGGCCATTTCTCACAATTCACCTTTCTTAAAGCATCACAGCAACTTTTAGCTTCCGAAAGATACAATTGATAAGTACCGAACATTTTCTCAATCATCTCTCTTTTTTTTTCTGCTTCTTCTTCAATCATACGATAAATTCTCTTCTTGCTAGCTGATATTCTCGAATCAATTTTTGTAAAACAAACGTCTGTTTCTGACATCGTATAATTATTTTTCGCATCTCTTCCAATTTTTTAGACTTGCCGAACTTTTCTAATCTTAAAATCTCTTCTAAATCGTGTCGTTCTCTACGTATCTTCAAACACAATCTATCGATTTCTCTTTTTCTTAACTGAACTTTTTTGTTTAAAGCTTTTTTTTCGATTTCTTGATAATAATCATAATCGAATTCTTTTTGTTGCATAATATTATTCATCTTTTGTATACTAAGTTTACCGTAAAATGAGGTAAAACATGATTAAATCAGAATCAATCGTAAATCTACTTCCTGCAATTATTTCAGCAAAACAAAAATTCGGCACGATCAATAAAAACAAGTCTGGATACGGCTATACCTACGCTACAATCGACGAGATTTTAGACAAGATAGAGAAGCCCCTTCTAGAAGCAGGTCTGTTTATTGTACACGATCGAAACATCGAAACGATGGAGTTAACTAGCTATGTGTATCACACAAGCGGAGAATACATTAGCACTAAGATTAAACTAGACGTAGAGCTAAGTAATAAATTGAACTACATGCAAAACTTGGGTTCAGCTTCTACATATGCTATTCGATACAACTTGATCGCTTTGTTTAATTTATGTGCAGAGGAAGACGACGACGGCGCTGCATCTAATAAGCCAAAAATTGAAGCTAAGAAACCTAAGTCTCCACAAATTAAAATTAGCGAAGAAGAAAAGCCACAACAACAAATTGAAATTAGCGAAGAAGATAAGCAATTAAAAGATCTGAAACAAAAACTTATACCTTACATTGTTAAATATAGTCTCAAAGACGAAGTAAATAAACTTTGTGGTCTAAATGTAGAAAACTGGACAGTTGAAAACGTTGAAGCGATTAAAACAATAATTAAACAAAAGAAGGAAGCAAATGAAACTAATAATTAGCACAATAGCACTCCTATTGCTAACAAGTTGTACTACAGCTTGTAAGATAAGTTTAGCGGACTATTGTTTTACGATAGGAGCAAGTATTGAGATAACACAAGAAGAGGTTTCAAATGAGAGTACTACAGCTTGAACAAAATAGTTCTGATTGGCTTCAGTTTCGAAGATATAAGATTGGGGCGAGTGATGCCCCAATCATCATGGGAGTATCTCCTTATAAATCACCTAAACAACTTCTAAATGAAAAACGAACGGGTGTTTCTTCTACTGTTATGCATGCAGGAATCCAAGCAGGTAAAGATTTAGAACCTTATGCACTTTCTTTATTGAATGCAGAGAAAGGTTTGAAAATGGAGCCTCTTGTTTGTCAATCTGATGAATATGAGTACATGATTGCAAGCTATGATGGTTACGACCTGGAGGCAAATGTTGCATGCGAAATCAAAGTTCCAAACTTAGCGGATCATCAATTAGCTCTGAGTGGTAAAGTTCCCGAAAAGTATTATGCCCAACTTCAACATCAAATGCTTGTTTCTAATCTTAAAAGCATTATCTATTGCTCTTATCGTGATCTTGATATTGCAATAGTTATTGTAGAACGTGATGAAAGCTATCTTAAATCGCTCATAGCAAGCGAAAAAGAGTTCTATGAGTGTATGCAAGATGAAGAAAGTTACGCTCTTGGATACGAAGAAAACACTCTTCTTGACGAACTCTTTGAAAAGCTGCAAACATTCAGAGCAGAGAAAAAAGAGCTTGTTAAAGTTTTAGAGGACAAAGAAGAGAAGTTAAAAGCTGCAATTCTTGCTTTGGTCGGGGATAAAGAAACTAAGACATATAAAACAACGATCAAAAAAATCTATCGAACAACTTACGATTATAAGAAAATGGTCGAAGATTATAAATGCAACATTGAACCCTATAAAAAAGAATCCTTTTTTTGGGATTTTAAAGAAACAAAGTGAGATAAAAAATGTTATCCGTAACTTTAGTCGGCTATGTGTTTCAAGCCGTAGAAACAAGAACACACAATGAAAAAACCTTTCACTCTTTAAAAGTTAAAGTAAGTCAAAGCAAAAATTCTTATATTTACGTTGATTGTTTTGTAAATGAAGGGATTTTGAAATACGCATCTCTTATAGAAAAAGACTCAACAGTTTTAATATTTGGAGATCTTTCAATCTCTGCATACACTACTAAACAAGGTGAACCAGCTCCTAAAATTCATTGTCAAGTTAAGAGCATCAAATTGATCTCTAAGCCACAAGTGAAACAAAAAGAGTTAGATCAAGAGATACCTTGGTAAAAAATATGGGTAGGTTTATAGCCTACCCAACACCAAAAGTAATCTAATAAATGTAATTCCTTAAGATACTTTCTTTCAATAATTTATATTCAATCTCGATAAGTTTAATTTCGTTTTCTAAGTCAAAATTAGGATAAATCATATTGCTACCTTTTTTAACTAAATACTTTATTAATATTCGGTTTAAAAAAGAAACAAATTTTATTTCTAATCTATTTTTCTTCTTGTGAATCGGGTGATAAATCGATATCAACACCAATTTTTTTTTCTATTATTTTCTCAACAAACTCCTCAATTGGGTTGTCATGTGGGTATTTAGAAGAAGTCATACTTAAGTAAAAAATTCCCACTGCTATTATTGCTAAAAGCACTAAACCCATTTTTAAAACAAAACTATCTTCTCTATCAAATAAGTTTTTCATAGAATCCCCTTTAAAATACTAACTTAAAAAATTAGACTTTTTTTGAATACTTACAACAATTATAGGACTTTATGAAAATGGTTTTATTGCTTTTTTTGCATTCATGTACGCTACATATGATTGATCCTCACTTCAATTTTAACAAACTCCCCGAAAAAATCCCTTTTGAATCACCCGAAAAAACAGATCCTAAAAAAAATGGGAGCAAATGCCCTTTATTTGATTCAGGATTGACTAAATCATTTAAGCTAGGTCATCTATCTACTTCATTCCTATTAAACAATCCTAAGCCAAATAAAATGGGTGAGTTTCCGTGCTATATAGATAAAATCGAAGAAATTGTAAAATTAGACAAATTTAAACCTTTAGATAAGGTTGAATCTGCTGAGGCTTGGCTGAGGGCTGAATTGGCTGTCTTTTTTGCTGATAATATTATCGACTACATTCACAATTTAGAGTTGCGTTTATCTGAACAAGATAGACTGATATACAATCGAGATTTTTCAAATGTAAAATGTGCCTCTGAATCAATTAAATTATTGATGGGTTCGAAGATTGATGAACTTAGCAATGTTGATAAAGAACTTGCACAATTTTTCATTTATGAAGTAGAGTCGGAAACAAAATCAAATTGAAGCCTGATGCGTTCTCCATCATGATTTTACCCCCCTATTACCTTGGGGGTTTTTTATTTTAAGAAAAGCCCCTTTTAGCTAGCTATCACATGAGAGCCGTCTTACGTAGGTATAAAGACAAACTAAAAGGGATCAAGCAACATTACCTACTAGATTACAAATTCAGTGATAACAACAACCCCTGCTGCACCTGCACCGCCGTTTGCTGGAGCTGAAGTAGTACCAGAAGCCCCACCCCCTCCGCCACCGCCAAAATCTGATCCTGCATACCCATTTATAACATTGGTTACAGGGGGAAAAGGAGAACCGTTAGCAACAACGCCTGCTGCTCCTCCTCCAAAGTAGGAAGAACCACCAGCCCCTCCTTGTCCGTTATCAAAAACACTACCAGTGTAAGTTGTTCCCCCTGAACCCCCTCCTTGTCCATTTATATTTACGTCTCCCGTAGAACCAACTCCCCCAGGTCCACCAAGTCCGACACGAGCATTTGCAGCTGCACCGCCTCCAGTTCCTCCGCTAGCAGAAAGTATGGAGCCGACTGATGATGCATTACCGTTAACTCCAGCCGAAGGAAGAGTAATACTATTACCGATACCGCCAGCTCCACCAGTTCCAATCGTTACTGCTTGAGAAACTCCAATTGTAGCAGCCGTGACGGTTTTGCGAGCATAACCCCCACCACCGCCTCCTCCAGCTCCTGCAATATCTCCAGTTCCACCCCCACCGCCTCCTCCGCCTACAACCTCAATGATTGCGTATGAAAGTCCAGCTGTTGGGGTATATGTACCCGACGAGGTGAAAACTTGAGTAACTACAGAGCTAAATCCACCACCAGCCGCCTGAAAGCTTGGTAAAACGCCTGCTCCGTTACTTACCAAGACTTGGCCACTACTGCCTGTTCCAATGTTTTGAAACGCCCCTGTAGCCGTCGTCCCTGCTGCTAGAACACCGTAAGCGGTCGTCGCTGTACTTAACCCCGTCCCACCGCTAGAAACGTCGATGGGCTTGGGTGTGTTGATCGAATTGTTTGTTGGCATAACCTACCTTAAATTACATATTCAGTGATAACAACGATTCCAGCAGATCCGTCTCCGCCCGAGTCTGTACCGATACCGCCATGAGCTGCACCGCCTCCGCCTCCGCCGTAGTTACCTGCAAAGCCTTTACCCCCTGCACCATTCAGACCTTGAACGCCAACGGCACCACCTCCAAAATAAGAGGAACCACCAGCCCCACCTGCTGCGCAAACATGGGTGTTTTGGTTTACGGCAGAACTTCCAGCCATTCCACCACCGCCCGATAAGTTGAAATCTCCCCCCGATCCTACACCCCCAGCACCACCTGAAAAAGATCCAGAAACAGGAGTCGATCCACCTGATCCTCCAGCCCCACCAGTAGCAGAAACTATAGTTCCAACGGATGTTGTCCCACCTGTACTTCCTGGATTGTTTCCTGAGGAACCACCAGCACCTAAGGCACCAATCGTTACCGTTTGAGAAGCTCCGATAGTCGCTGCTGTAACAGTTTTACGAGCATAACCACCGCCTCCGCCTCCTCCAGCTCCTGAATAAGAAGTACAACCCCCACCACCGCCTCCGCCTCCTACGACTTCGATTGTGCAGTAAGAGAGGCCTGTTGTTGGGGTATATGTACCCGAAGCGGTAAAAACTTGGGTAACTATCGATGCGAAACCACCACCGCCACCAGATGCTTGAAAGCTTGGTAAAACTCCTGCTCCGTTACTGGTCAATACTTGGCCTGCCGCCCCAGTACCTATATTTTGAAATGCAGAGGTGCTACTTGTCCCAGCTGCTAGAACACCGTAAGCGGTACCTGCATTATTAAGGCCTGTGCCCCCTTTTGCAACTTCGGCGGGGTCTTGGCTAGCCCAAGAATTAATAGTTGGCATAGATTATCCTTATTTTTTATACCCGTAAACTGAGGCTCTTCCTGTCGTTATGGTTCCTGGAACACTTAGTTTAAAAGCGTTTGCAAGACCTGTTGCGTGTTGAAAACCTGCGTAAACTTGAGCAGCGCTTCCTGATGCTGCTGATCTAACTGCGGTATATGTATTTTCTCCAAAAGGCAACAATTCTATATCAAAATTTGACATATAATTAGTAAAAAAAAACCCTAGAGTTGCTTCCGTTGCAGTTGTACTGCTGATCCAGTTGAAAGGAGTACTAGAAGCACCATAACTAAACTGAAAAGAATTTGTGTCATATCCAGACGATAGAAACGTTGCTCCGTTATCGGTTGATATTTGCATAGTCAAAAATTGGCCGCCGCCTGTCGGGCCTGTACCGTATAATTTACAGGTATAACCCATATAAACGGTATTATCTACAAAGTTATTGAATGTTACAGTGTTTAACCCTGCAAGATCTTGAGAGCTTAACAGAACTAATGCACCGCTTGAAGCTGCTTGAAAGCTTGGTAAACTGGTTCCGTTTGAGGTCAAAACTTGGCCTACCGACCCAGTACCAATATTTTGAATAGCCCCTGTAGCGGTCGTCCCTGCTGCAAGGATACCGTTAGCCGTTGTCAACGTTGATTGACCCGTCCCACCGCTAGAAACGTCAATGGGTTTGGGGGTGTTTATCGAATTGTTTGTTGGCATAATTTACCCTTAAACTACGGTTATGTTCCCTTGCGAGCTAAATACCTCAAAAAGTGTATCCGCTGTGATACATTTAAATTTTATGCAATCACCAGCCGCTGAGGAAGCTAGAGATCCCCCTGTTCCTGCGGTCGTTGTGGATGTACCAAAACGAATTGTCTGACCTGCATTTTGTGCGACTAGCCAACCGCCTGCTCCCTTGTATAGCACGCTCATTTCTGTACCAAGGGCTGCTGTAGCTGGTAAAGTCAAGGTCACTAGAGCTGCGTTATTTGCGATATAATCGGTATTTACAGCCATCGCTTGGGTAGTGCCCGTAACTTCTACTGTTGAAACTCCTCCAGTAGCTGCGATTGTGATCGAGTTGGCTGCGTTCGTTACGCTGATCCCTGATCCTGCTGTAATCGTTGCTGCAAGTGGTGCGCCTGCCGTATTTCCAACAACAATTTGACCGTCTGTAAGCGTCAATGCTGTTAAAGCTGAAGTACCCGTAGCCCCTGAAATCACCGCTCCATTGATGTTAAAAGAGGAGCTTGCGGAACCGCCTTTTGCAATTTCAATCGGGATATTACTTCCGATACTGTTGATTGTAGGCATAAATTATCTCCTAAACGACGGTGATGTTTCCGATAACAGAAACCACGTTAAAACTATTGTTTGCTACTGAGCAGACGATCTCCAATGAGTCCCCCGCTGCGGTTGTTGCTAAAGATCCCCCAGCCCCTGCGGTCGTTGCAGCGCTAGAAATTCTAATTTGTTGCCCTGCCCCTTGGGTGATAGTCACTTGGTTTGCAGCACTCAGATTATAGATTTTAAAATGATCCCCTAAAGCTGCCGTTGCTGGAAGTGATAGAGAAATAGCTCCGCCTGAGGTATCAACAAAATAGCCCTCTCCGTTTACTAGTGCTTGGTTTGCATTAATCACTTTCCAGGTGGAACCACCACCAACAGATGAAATCGTGATCGAGTTCTGTCCATTTGTGATGCTGACCCCTGCCCCTGCGGTCAAAGTACCTACAGCCATGTTTGGAGCAGCTACACCGCCGATAATAATTTGGCCGTTTGCGTTAAAATCACCCGTACTAGACAAAGCACCACTTAATTTCATGTTTGCGCAATTTAAAACTGCATTTACAAAACCAGCCATATTAAGTTACCTTCCTGCTAAATCCGTTTGTTTTCCAGTTTATAGTAGTACCCGCTAAGCCAGTCACTTGTACTAAGGCATTATTACCAGAGGCTATAATTGTTGCAGAAATTGCAAAAGCTCCGTCAATGACGCTAAGAGAGGTATTAACACCTATAAGAGTTCCAGCAGCTCCAGTAGTCCTTACAGCACCAAAAAGGTTCAAGGAAGCCCCTTTTGGGCCTGAGGCATTGAAACAGAATACGTCTACGTCAATTGCTACAGTTCCAGCCACTGCACCTAAGGGAATTGTTGCAATAGTTGTAGGAGTAGCATCTGTTGTGGTTACGGTAGCATCAAATTGCTGAGGGTTTGAAATTGTAAGTGTATTTCCTGCGCCTGCGACCGTTAAGTCTCCAGAACCTAGAATATTAATATTTCCAGCTACAGGATTGATAACTCCGCCAGTGTTACCCGTCAAAGTGTTTAGATCGGATGCAGAGCCTCCCAAAAGTACCCAAACACCTAAATTGTTAACGATACCACCGCTTGCATAAAGTGCTGGTGTTGCTGGGGGGTTCTGTAAAACAAAAAACGTTCCTACTGGTCTTTTTAATGCCCCTGTTGGTGCTGTTGTACCAGTAATGATGTTAAAATTGTTTTCTAAAAAACCACCTTGTTTTGAGACAACCATAGGTTGGTTATAAACTGTCATTTTATCCTCTTTTTAGAACCAATCTAAATAATAAAGATTTTACTAGCTACTTAACTGAACGTATATGTTCCTCTATCCGTCCAACTAAATTTATATGCTGAAGAAGCTGAACCATTTAATTGTGGCCATTTAGCTTCTGTTCTATTGGTACCTGAATAAGTGTACTCTACAATTTGCCATTTGGGTTCACTTTCTTCTGTACCAGGTTTAGCAAACCCTGCATAAATCAAATTGTTACTTCCATCATATTCGCCACGGAATGCTTGGTTACCAAATGAATTTGGGTCCCAACGATAGTTAGCGTCTAACTGTCCGAGTGGTCTATTATTGTCTGACATTTTTCACCTTTAAACTTTAAAAGGATTAATTTTTGGATTAAGGCGAATGCGTCAAAGGCATCTACTAAAGAGACACCTTCAGGAATTTCAATACAGTATTCACCCGAGTAGTGTTCACAATTCAGTTTGATTTTATCCATCAAATTGATCTCACGATAAAATAATCAACTCTAGAAACATCATTTGTTTCCGTCGTTGCATCTGCTGGTTTTCTTGATGTAATAACAAAGTTTGTGTTTGGTGTAATTACAAAAGTCAATAAACCCAAAGCTGTCGATGCGTTAATATTTGAGACAGAAAGTAAAATTCTATCATCAGCAGTTATGTTTGTATTTGCAACAGTAACGGTTCCAGCAACTAATGTCGCTTGCCCAATAAAATCCGTTGCAGCACCACCTTTCACCCTTAAACATTTCCCTGTACCAGAGACAGATATATTACCATTCGTTGCGCTAAAGTCTGTTCCAGAGGTTAAAGTTGTTGTGGTTGCCAGAGAGCCTGGAGCTGTGATTGCAGCTGGTAGAGATAGAGTTACGGTAGAACCTGCATTTGCTACAGCGACTTGGCTACCTGTTCCTGAAATAGTAATGTTGCCCGATGAAGGAGTTAAGGAATTAATTGTAAGTACATCTCCACCACTTGCTCCCAAAACAATCCATACTGCTAAGTTATTTACAACTCCGCCTGAGGAATACATGGTTTGTGATACTTCATCTAAATAAAATGCACCTGGTGCCCTTTTTAACGATGTTGACGGCGCACCATTACCGACTATGATTGAGAAAGAATTTTCTGAAAATCCGCCTAATTTTGTTACATAGGGGATATTGACGTTTACTGCCATAAGAAACCTTTTTTTGTTTGAATCTATCAAACCTAGGTGCTTTTGGCTAGTGGTTGATTAACTTATTTTTTGATAAGGAAAACCTAAGTTTTTGATGTGTTGGTTCAATGCTGCTCCTAGACTTGGTTTTTTACCCTGCCACCATGAACCATATCGATTAGATCCCGTAGTTTTTGCCCTAGATGCCCCATCCATAAATAACCTAGCGATGTTGCTAGGTACGTTGTCATATTTATACACTCCATCGCCTTGAAACTTAACAAACAATCTTTTGTTTCTTGGGCTGTATTTGAAACCGTACACAGTTGAGCTTTGGAGCCTTGATTGTGGTATACCTGACTCTTCACCCTTTGAGATCTGGATACTGCCTTGTAGCTTATTTAAAGTATTGTCCAGGGTTGTTTTGTTAGCAGCTATGCGATTGATGTTTGCATCGGGTACTTGTTTTGCATATTTTGCAAAAGCCTTGGGGTCTCCTCCTGCTAATAAATAGAGAAATTCAGCACCTTTAGGGATTTGATCTTCTTCCGAAACCATTTCTTCTGAAAACTTTTGACGTGCAAGGTTTATAACTTGTTGTACTACTTTCAAATCATCTTCAGATAAATCTTCGATGTTATTTTGTAGTTGATTTACAAATTCAGAAAATAATGTTTTGAATTCTTCCATTATGTCTCACCGAAACGATTTAAAAGGCTAAATGCTGAATCCATTAGTGTTTTTCTATCAATTGGAGCGGTAAGGCTTTCGGTTGGTCTTGCTGACTCTCTAACCTGTTTCATAAAGTCGCCCATCTCTTGTTTTCTTCTTATAGGCTTTAACTTGGGTTTTAATCCAGCGTCTTGAATTTCTTTATCTTGTTTACTGGTATATAGCTGTTTTGGTTTAGGTGTTTCTAAATCTGGCCGATTTGGTATTTCACCACCAGCTTCAAAATATTCTCTTAAGTCTTCAATTTCATCTGTAAATTTTTTACCTGTTTCCTTTTCAAATTGATTAATGTAATCTGCTTGTTTAGGAAATCCTGGTCTAGTTTCAGATCCAGCTATTTGTTTAGCTAATTTTATAATTTGTTTATTATTAAAACCTTGTTTTATGATTTGCAAAATTGAATTACTATTTCCCCCTCTTGATTTATAAATATTAGTATCAAATAAAATAGGTCTATTTTTTGTTACAATAGGTAATGTTTTTTGACCAGGTCTAAATTGTACACTTGTATCCTTCAATGGTATTTGGGCTGTCGGCTGTTGGCTAACGGCTGTAGGCTGGCTTTCAAGGCTGTTAGGGTTTATTAAAAACGGTGTTTCAGGTGAAAATCTTGGTTGTAAACCTAATCTAGTTTGCGGTTGCAATTTTCTTGCTTCTGCTAATTCTTCTTCATCACCACTAAGCGCAGCTCTTTGTTTTTGTAAGGCTATATCTCTTCGTGATCGTGGAGTTGTAATCACCTCTCCTTTAGCAACTCCTCTTTGTTCTTGTGGAGCTGGTAAACCTAATGGTTCTTCTTTTAATAAATCTAATGGTGTTTTTTTTCTAAATGTAGAAGGGTCCATAGGATTAACAACATCAATATCATCTGGTCCTTTAGCTTGCGCAGTACCTTGGCTTTGAAACTGTTGTTTTCTTGAAGAACGTAAATTTTGTTTTTTTCCTCTTCTTATTTCATTTAATGTTTCTATATCACCCTCTGCTGCTGCTCTTTGCATAGCTTGGGCGCGTTGATAAGGGGTCGTTGGTGGAATTATTGTTTCACCCTCACCTGCTGTTCTTGGTTCTTCAGGAGCTGGTAATCCTTTAGGTTTTTCCTGACCAATTCTTCTAGGGGCGTAATAGGTGTAAGGTATTGGCTCTTCGTATTCTTCAATTTCAATATCAGGAACTGGGTACTTTCTACCTAATTTTGAAATACCATATGCAGCTAAACCAAGCCCAGCTATGGTTTTCACAGCTTTTTTATAGTCTTTCTTGTTTTTTGCTTCGATGCTATTAAGGTAATCACCAAATTTTGTATTGAAAAGTTCTTGAGGATATTTTTCTTTATCTTTTTCTGTATTTGTAAATAGCTGTTGAAGAGTTTCAGACGCACTAGCTCCAGTCAAACTTAAAGAGGCAAGGTCTTTTAATTTAGTACTTGATTTCCCAAGATTAGTAAGAATGTCTTTTGCTTCATTGCCCTTTTTTAGTAGGTCAAAAATTATTGGTAGATACCTTATGAGCTGCATCATTTTTTAACTCCAAACAGATTTCCAGGACCTGGTAGACCAGCACCTTTTAATAACATTTTTGGTGATTTTACTAAGTATTCTTTAGCTTTCCTTAATATGTCTTTTTCTGGGTTTTGTGCAATTCTTAGTTGGTTTCTTTGATCTGGTCCTAATTTGATTCTTTGTTCATTTTCCAATTTACTTACTTTGTCAAAAAAATCGACAAAACCTACTTTTCCAGTATCAACTAATTTATTTCTAAGAAGTAAAACATTAGTATTTGGATCTATTTTAAAAACTTCTTCAATTTGATTTTCTAAATTTTCAGGTCGCAAATTTTTTAAATTTTTACTTAGATAACTTGTGACTTGTGGACTAATTTTATAACCTAGTATATCTTCAACATCGTTAGCTACATACCCCTTCTCACTAGCTAAACGTCTTAATTCATCGTATGCACCTAACTCAATAAAAGGTTTAGCAAAAACTGCTAAGTTTTCTTTAAGTTTTTCAGGTGGTACAAAAGTGCCTTTTACAGTTTCATAAAACCTTTTAACAGGATTAAAGGAAATTTCAGGAGTCTTTGCAATTGACGCTAAACTATCACCCAGTTTTTTAGCTTTTTGAGTTAAATTGGTACTTGCTTGAGCTGTATTTACACCTTTTCTATATAGTTGTATGGCATAATCTCCAAATAGTTGTTGGGTTTGAGGATCTGCTGTGGGATAAACTTGTGTAAGGATTTCTGAAGCTAAATTCTTATAAATGTTTGCGTTATCAATTTCTTGACCAGCGATTTGATTTCGTTGATCCATAATAGCTTTTACTTTAGAACGTAAATACCACGGTGTTTCCCTTAATACTGTTTCTTGTTGATTTTGGTTGTAGAATTGTGGCATTTGTACGTTGGTATCTTCCATAGTTTCCGTTTTAGGGTACTTTTGATCTAACAACTCCATTGCTTTATTTGTTGTGTAGACGTCTAAACCTTGGCTTCCAGCTTGTCCTAAAATATTTCCTAACGCTTGTCCGAACTCTGCTCCAGCTGTTGGAGCTGGTAGATTTAATATGTTCATTGATTAGCTCCTATTCCATAACCTGCACCAAAACCACTCAATCCGCCAGCAACTGCCCCCACTGGGCCACCTACTAAAAAGCCAGCTCCAGCACCACCTAAACCGCCAGCAGTTCCATATAGAAGCTTTTCAAGAAATCCTGGTGTTCGGGGAGATACATCATATGGTCTTTGTTCAAATGCTGGTTGCGTTTGTCCTAAGAGGTATTGCAGTCCTGTTTGTTTAAGTCCTGCTCTTTGTTGAGCTATTTGTTCCGCTAATCCAGTACCAGCTTGAGCTAGTTGTTGTTGATACGCACTTGAACTTTGCGCCCCTTCACCCATATTTGTATAATATTCGGCTAATCCTGGAATTGTTGATTCTGAAAACTGTCTTCTTAGAGGTGCTTCTAGTTCCTGTAAAAGTTCAGGATCGCCAGAAAGTAATCTTCTAATGAAATCAAAACCTCCAGGCAACGCACCAAGACTACCTTGTCCCATTTGCCCAAACAACATTTGACGACCAGGTATATTACCGTACATTTCAGGTGTTCCACCAAAGAATCCTTCCCGACCTGTTGGTGTAAACTGTGGTTGACCTAATGGCCCTCCTAATACGCTAGGTGTCATATTATGCCCCACCAAATCTTGAAATGCCTTTACCTACACCTTGCAACAATCCTAAAGCTCCACTTTCTAAAGCTCCAGGACTACGAGGAATTAAATCAAACGGTCTGTTTGCTAATGCTTGGTTTGCTTGTGCAAACAATTTATCCAACGCAGACATTCTCATACCTGATCTTTGAGCGGCTAAATCCTGTGCTAAACGGCCTGCTGCTGCGTTCATTTGTTGTTGGTAAGCACTTGACCCTTGTCCACCTTCTCCACGGGCTGTAAAGCGTCCTGCTAGCTCTGGGACTAGTTGCTCTTGAAACATGCGGATTGCTGGATCTTCAAACTCCCTATACAGGCCAGCTGATGGACCTAGTAGTGTTCCTAATAAATCATAGCCACGAGGTAAGTTTTCGGTTAAACCTTTAATCATCTGCTCATAAAGCATCTCACGGCCAGGTATGCGAACAAATTGTTCAGGTGTTCCTAGTAGAAAATCCCTTAAACCTCCCCGACCTGAAGGGGTGAATGTGGGGCTAGTTAAACCGCCAGGCATGAACCCTGATGGAGTAAAAGACATAAGACCTCAACTTTTATTTATAACAATGTCAGTTTTATTTTTTTTAGACTAGTTTACGCATTCTTGACGTATTCGATTGTTACAAGAGTCTTTGTGTATGCTGTGTAATTGCCAAAAGTAGTTATGACAATGTTCGTAGCTGTGAGGTCTAATTGCACTTGAGGTGTAGCTTGTACGTAGGGTAAAGGTATGGCACCAACTGTAGGTTGTGTAGATGCTCCGTAGATGTTTAAAAATTCAAGATCGGTATTTGTAAAATCAATACCATGAGCGATATTAATTGATGCTGTATTTGGTAGAGTTCCGCATTCAAAGGTTTTTCTAAACGCAAAACGATTTCTTTGGGGGTCTCCTGGAATAAAAACTTGTTGCCCTGTGATTTGTTCTTCTGAGAGATAAAATCCAATCTGACGCAAATTAACAGCGGTTGCAATCAAACTATAAACAAAAGTCAATTGATCGGGGAGAAACTTAGGATCATCTGTAAAATCCACAGAGTTTGGTAAGAATGCTTGGATGTAATTACTTGAGTTAATCGTCATTGAATCAACCTACCACTGGAAGTAAATTGTATCACGATAGCCTGTATAATCATCTGCGTATAGCTTTCGGTAGCGTAGTTTGCAATCTGTCTTGTGTCTAAGGTTAATTGCATTCTCAAGGATTGTCCTTGTACGCTATTTTGCAGTATTGTCCATACGTATTCTTGAGACTGATTTCCAATTAGAAGTTGCGATTGGGATGTTGATACAAGGTTGCTATCCGAATAATCGATATTGTTGATAGTAGTGACACTGCCTAGGTTAGTGAGGGTATCTGTGTTTATCGGATTACCTAATGTGGTGTTGTCGTAGATATTACAAACAAAAGATCCTCCGTTAGATTGTGCTACATAGAAATCAATCTCATTTATTCGAATGGATATTGGGGATTGTAGGAAGTAGTTAAAATCTTTTGTGACTACGTTTGGTACAATAATTTTTTCAATCTGTCCAAGACCTAAATAAGTTCCTGACAAATTTAAAGGCGATCCATCTGCACGAGTGATTGCTACCGTGTCGTTGGTGAGGACGGATACGAAGTAATTAAAATCGTTGATACCTGCTGTGCCGATACATTCCGTAATTCTAATTGCATCCCCATCATCAAATCCATGATCCGTGACTGTTAGAACCCCTGTAGCGTTGTTTATGGCTTGTATGTTTAGTTGTGGATCATTTGCATTTAATCCAAGAAGAAACGCAAATACGTAGCCTTTTTGGTTTCCTGCCACAGAGCTTCGATAGCCTGTTATCTGTTCAGGATTACCCCACTCAAAATCTGCTACTCCCCATAGTATTTCCGTATTCCATGTTTCTGATAAATCAAGCGATAGGTAAGAATAACCAAACGCTGTAATTGTATCTCTATACTTTGCAAACGATTTGTTAATATAGTTGTAGATAAGAATTCTATTAGGGTAAACGTAATTTACATTATTAACTGATATGATTGAATCATCTGGATAGGCGAAGTAAACAATCTCCTCATAGTAGTTGATATTACCCGAAACTCTTTGTGGCCCGTTGTCGTTATTTCTTATCTTAAAGATTTCTGATGGGATTCTTTCATCTATTCTTTCTATATCTGTAGTTGTAGATTTATGAACTCCTGTTTGACCAAAACCCATAGCGTTTTTATCAAACTGTACTGTGGAGAAGGTAGATTCTACACCTAACTGGTCATTGATCTTTTGAAATACAAACGGTAGGACTTCATTTCCTGTATATACAAGACGGAATGTAGATCTTTCACAATATACAAGTACAACATCTTTGTTTTGCGCTATGCTGGTAATGAACTCATTGGTAGGGACTTCAATATAACCTCCCCGACCTGGTTTTGTTTCATCCCATGAGTAGGGATCTACGACTTGGCCTATAGGGTTTTGTCCCCAAAAAGGTGTTCCATTCTGTGACCATCTAACACGTTGCGGATATCTACGGGCGTTTGCATTTGACACGCCTTGTTTATCTTCAACAGTGTTAAAGAAAATTGTTCGGTCTTTGAATACACATCCAACTAAAGCACCCCTGAGATACCTTATATCTGCAAGTGCTGGGTTTGCGTTAAGATTAAGAGGTGGTTGAAAATTTGCAAAACCTGTTCCATCATACCATCGAATACCGTCCCCTGAAGTTAATGTAGAACCACCAACAACCATTATACCATTTCCAATGGCTGGGCCTGGGGCTGTGGCTGGGCTGATATCAAATGTGGTTGCAGTTACATTGCTGATTTCAAATGGAAAAGCAATAATTCCAGCAACTATTGTTGAGGAAACAAACGATACCACCATTCCGTTAGATAATCCGTGAGCTGCTGAGGTAGTTACTGTGTTTGTACCAGCAACATAATTAGTAACCGTTACAGATAAAACATGATTCCCAGGAACGTTATTCGTCGTCCAAAGAACATTACGATAGTTAAACGTGTCAAACTGTTGGTAATTTGCACCTGACCAAGTTACTGCTGGCCTTGGAGTGCTTGAGCTTTTGTAAAAGCTTGCGTCCTCAAATTGCGTATTTAAAAATAAATAGGCGTACTTAGTGTCAAATGCGAGGTTCTCTTCAATGTTAAGTTGAGTGGTATCGAAGTTTGGTAACCCCATGACAGGTAAGCCAGGATAATAGGCGAATGTAGCCACAATAGACGTTGCTGCTGGAGCTGAAGCGATTGTTATAGCACCTGTGGCGTAATTGATTGTGCCTGTTGCTAATGGGGGTGGTGGCGGAGGTGGAGGGATAATTTGAGTTAAAACACCTTGACCATCGTCGGTAAGAGTTACAGCACCTATGACTATGCTAAAAGATAGAGCCTCAAAACTAGATGTTATTAATTCAAGTGAGGCAATCGTTTTAATGTCTCCACTAAACGCACCTGCTCCATCTGTCGAACCCAACGTAAATTCAATTTCACGTCTTAACCTACCAACGAATTTAACACCGTCTTTCTGTTTCAAACGATTACGCCATATAAGAGCGTCTTCAAGTGTAGGGAATGCATCGTTAGACAACTTCGCTGGTGCGATGTTTGTTTGGTATCCTGTTGCGAAATCTGAGATAACGAGATTATTTACACTCATGAAGGTAACTCAACAATAGCTTGGTAAAATACTGGAACCGCAAACGCATCATCACCGTTTTCTTTTAAATATCTTGGTTTAAATGTTGCTGGATTTACGCCATTGTTTATGTTTTGTATCAACACTACAAACGCTTTTAAGGCTGTGGGAATATATGGGGGTGTTGCAACTACTTGACATTGTATTGAATAAATTTTTTTAGCATTTATACCATTTACTTCTATATTGTTATCCGCATCGTTAGTAAATGGTTTGTTTCCCCAAACAAAAACCAAACCACCTGGTAAAAATGTATAGCCTTGAGTGTTTAAAGCGTCTCCTGAAAGTGCAGGTGTAAGCCCTCCAGCGCTTAATTGTATTTCCGTACCGTTACTTTCTCTCCTTAAGAAAAGTTCTGGGTAATTTACAGCACTTGTAAGAACGTTTTTTGAATAAAGTGCAATCTGAGTAGTTGTTGTAGTTGGTGCAGCCCCTTGTACATTCAACCTAACTTTGTCGTGTGTGAGTCTTTTTCCTGAAGTAGGATCATTGAGATCGGCATGATCGTTTGATAATCCAGCAGCTAAGTTGTCAAAGTTCGCTCGAATCAAAGAGGTTGTGTTTTTAATTTTCTGGGCTGCTTGAGGGATATTTGTTGTATATGTTGACATACTTTTATCCTAAAAGAAAAAGTTGTTGTTACTAAATTGACCTGTCATTTGAGCAGAGTATAACGTTGCCACTCTCTGCACATCTTGTTGGTTTAATGTTCTTCTTCTAACAAGATCCATTTGCTCCTCAAGGTAGGGTTGATAGGCTTGGGCTTGGTCAATTTTACCCGTATCAATAAAGATCTTTTGAGCGGCACCAAATGCTAGTAGTTGCCACATCGCCTCAAACACTGGTTCTGATGCTGGACTAGATAAAGCTGTTGGTTTCTTGTATACGTTCATATTTACGATATAAGCACGATCTGGAATAGGTCTAAACGTAAATGTATCTTCGAAGAATAAAACAGATGTTGGGCGAGTTGCGCTATAGCTGTAGTAGGTGCAATTAACATCCGCTGCACTTTGAATCGCAATAGGGAAAACTATACTAATTACACCAGTTAGATAGTTAATCGTACACGAGCCTGCAATTGCTCCATTAGAGTCTAAAAATGAACCCTGACCATTGTCTCTTAAAACGATCGAGTCTCCGTTGATATCAATAGAGGCAACTATCACGTTTGAAATAATTGTGCCTACACCATTTGTATAACCTGCTAATACTGGACTTGTCGTTAGTGTTGCATTAAATGGCCCTGTAGTTCCGCTACCTGTTCCGATACGTTGAGTTACATCAAGTGTTGGAAAAGTACGATTAAATATGAGAGGATCTTGGAACCATTGAGTTTCATAGCCATTAACCTGAATCAATGGTTCAACAAGAGTATAATCATTCTTCGGGAAAGAGTAGCTAGCAACAAAAGGCTCGGTATAAAACTGGTACGTTTCTTTGAGATTTAACAGTTTCATTTGTTCGGGGAGGTCATAGAGATAAAACGTATTTACGTAAAAATCTATATTCGCATCACTCAGTTTAGCTGGAGTGTCTAAAGCTGTAATCCTACGAACTTTCGTCCTTATGTCTTGTAGCGTTGCACTCATAGCCCCTCAGTAAGTATTTCCACAGAAAATCTTTTTTCATATCCTACCTGTTTATGTACTTGTAATCCACTAACAGGGTCTGATACATAATCATATTTTGGAATTTTACTATCCATCAAATGTTTGATTTCCATTTTTGTTAGTTCGTAAGTTCTCCCCGATAAAAGCTTTTGTCTAATTTCAGGTTGGTTTGGATATAGTTTTAACGTGTATTGGATTGATCCTGTCATAGGTGCTTGAAGATCAATAAAACGGCAACGGAATTTTTTCATATCCTCTTGCATACGCTTATTTAGCTCTTCTTTTCTTTTCTTAACGTCATCAGGAAGAGGGTTAGCGTTTGATTTAACGATGATTTCGGGTTCTTTGTGTACGATTGCCGAAACTGTCATATTGTCTCCTTTATAAGTTGAAAGGGGGTAGTTTCCCACCCCCTAGTTTGTTAATATGTTGCATAGTAATAAATTACGTTGCCTGCTGCACCAATCACAGCTGAACCCAAGAGTAAACCTCTAACGCCATCATTAACTGATGCGCCAGGTGTTACGTTTCCTTGTGCTAGTGTTGTTCGTGATCCTGCTGGCTCTACCATAGCAAAACTAAACGGTACAGACCCAGAAGTTGGGAATGCAAACGCTGTCGCTGCGGATGAGTTAATATCAACCACAAATTGGTCAACTGCTGGCACGGATGATATTCTACCGCTCAAACCATTCAATTGAACAGTTCCAAAGGCTGCTGGTACTTGAAGTGATACTTCTTGCCCAACTGAATATCCGTGATCAACTGATGTTGTAATCGTTGTAGATGCACCAAGTCCAATCGCTTTAATAAACTTTTGTCTAGGTTCGAACAATTGCGGTACTTGCAATTTTCTTGCTTTTACTGCTGTTGCTGGTGCTGCAAAAGACCCTGCACTCAAGCCAATTTCAAAAGTATTAGCTGCAGCAGCAGAGACTTTAAAAAACATTCCTGCAATTTGTCTCATATCAGTTGTGCCATAGATTTTCACTATATCACCATTTTGAAAACCGTGACCAACTATAGATACAACTGCTGGGTTCGCATTTGTGATTGCAGTTCCTGTTTTTTCAGGCCCTAAAACATTTTCAGCAGACGTAAATGCTGTTACACCATTAGATGCAACTGCTGCTCCATTACTAATATTTGTAGCGGTTCCAGCTGCATAGCCTTCGTACCATTCAAATTGTCCTGCTGCACTTGAATTTGTTAGTTTTAAATACTTAGCTCCCGAAACAATATCCAAAAGTTTGGATACTCCATTAGAGGTAAAGCTGCCATATACTTCCGACATATTTTATCTCCTTATGAAAGCGTTGAGTTAAGTAGGAATACCCAAGCATCGTTGGTGATAACACCAGCATAGGCCATCTTGTATCCAACAGTTGCATTGAGTGCAAGTGGTGAAGAGAAGATTGGTGGTCTATAGATGAACGAAGAGCTATAACGATCTTGTTCAACGATACAGTAGGACTCTCTACCGATTACGATTAATGGATACACATCCGCACCGTTTGCAGAGGCGTTTGGCAACTTGGCTCCAATTGAGGAGAGCAAGAAGCGAACATTTGCAACTGCGCCATACTCAGATGGCATTGTGGATTGCATGGATGGGTAGCTAAATTTGTAGGTAAACTGGGGAATGTTTTCGAATTGACCTTGCAATTGAGTCGAACCCATAGCTAGGTACGCATCTCTTGTTGGACTTGTTCCAAAACGATTTTCACCAATGATACCATCCATAAACTCATACGCATTGTTTGAACGAAGACCTTTAATGACTTCGATTATATCTGAGTATGTGAGTTCAGTTGGGTTATCACCGTTTGTACCACCAGTACAGTTTACCTGTGACATGGTAGATAGAAGACGATCTCTTGTAAGTTCATCCTCTGTTTGTCTCAATGACACTCCAAGCCTTTCCGCAGCTGCGTTAAGGACAGGATCTTGTCTTTGTAGTGTTACCTGCTCATTTAATTCTACGTAAGTACCATAGAATCCAACAACCGCATCAATGTTAATAGCGGTTAATTGTTGAGCTGGGGGAGTTTGTCCCGAATTACCGATTGGCACAAGTGCTGCTGCCAATGGATTATACCTGGTCATCCTCAGAGTTGTTCCACCATTTGCCGGCATGGTTCTATAATCCGCGCCGATTGTATGGATGAAATAAGGCACAGGAGTACTGAGCAATTTCATCGAAAATGATAGAAGAACCTGTGGAGGCAAAGTAGATGTTGTTGTAATAGACATATCTAACCTTTATTGGTTAGCGACGTCCTTGAGATGCTCGCATTTCCTCATACAATTTCTGACGCATTTCTGCCGTCATTCTTCCCGAGGCAAACTCTTCTGCGTGGTCAAGTCCACTTTCTTTTAAAGAGGAGGTTGTTCTCGGTTTCTGTAGGTTTTGCCGTATGGTTTGTTTATCCACTTGTTCAGGATGTGCCCTATCCATCATGCGGATATACCTATACGCTGCAACTCCTTTCGCATAAGGATCGCTAGTAGCTCTTAAGACTTTCGCTAGTTCTGGTTCATCTTTTATGAGTTTTCTAACGTTATCCTCGCTTACCACGTCGTCAAAATCAGTAAACTTTGATCTAAGCCTTTCCTCTGCTGTCTCTGCTTCAAACTTCACCCTCTCTTGTTGGTAGAGTTCTTTAGCCATTTTTTTTGCGAGAAACTTTACGTCTTTCGCTGTGACGATATCATCGTCTGCTAAAGCAACATCCTCTTCTTCTGGCTGAGGCTGACGGCTGACGGCTGGGGGCTGTCTTTTTTCGAAATCTTCTAATCTCTGCTCGTAGTATTCGAGTTTTTTACGCATTTCTCTCCAGTTCCGATCCTGTTTAGATTCTTGAACTTGAGCCTCTTGCGTAGGCTCTTGAACTTCTTGAGGCTGATGTGATACCTCTTGCTCTAACACATCAATTGGTTGTTCGTCATTCATGAGCTTTCCTTGGCGAATGGATTTTACTGCCTATAAGTCTAGGATGCGCCTAGCCGATAGTACTCTCAAGATAGTTTTTCAATTCTGTTTATGTCAATTTTTTGTTATATAAAGATTTAGTTTAAAGGAAATCATGAAAGAAATAGATCTTGTAAAAGGTAGAAAAAACACGAAAGAAATCAATATCTCTGAACTATCAGCAAATGCTTATTCGACTCAAGAACGGTTGCAAGTACAAGAAATAGTAGATGAGAAAAAAAAGAATCATCAAAAGATGATGGATAAGATTATTGCTGAACATCGAAACTATGACCCCCAAGGTTATTACATCGTGGTGATAAGCAAAAACGACTACACCAATACTAACGTTATCAAAACTCGGTATTTTGTGAGGTCAACAAAGCCTGAGCCAGATTGGAGCCAAGATCTTTACTACTATGATAACCAAAAAGAATGTTTGTATTTTATCTATAGCTTACCAAAACAAGAGGATACGGTTTATTTCAAAAAGAACTGGGATCTTTTTAAGCCCGATTGGATACAGCCCATGATGGATATGATAGATGCAATGTTTAACGGTACTTTGATTAATTGGGATGCTCCAGGAAAAAAAACAGAAAACTTGACGCAACCAAAAAGAGATGCTACATCTAAGGTAAAATTAATTGTTTAAAAATGTTCAGTTTAGGAGTTTACCTAAAGCATAAACAGCAAATAGGCCCAAGCAGTACATTTCTTTTTTTTCTTCTAATAAATTACATTATATTTTATCTTCAATTTATCATTCGGAAAAATGGTAAAAAATCTAAGTTCTAGATTGAGGAAGGTGTAAAATACCTTCCTTTTTTTTTATTTAAATCCTATATTCATATTACCCGTATTGTGGGTATTGAATGAATGTGAGGGAGGTTACGTGGCCTCCCTTTTTATTTAACAACGCCACTTCTTACGAGCTAGCCTTAGACGTGATTTTGGGTTTGCTGCTGCTTCTGGAAACATCTTCATTTGTCCTGCTGATCTTGCGCAATACGACTTCCTACGAGCCGATCTTTTTGGTCCTGGGTCTTTTTCCGTTACAGCCATACTAAGCTTAGAGCCTGGATTTTCTCGACGGTAGGAAGCAATTCCTTTGGGATTGAGACCCCCTGATTTAGATTTTCCCTCTTTACGTTGCCAAGCTGGTGTCTTTGCCATGGTGTTTCTCCAAAAGGTTTAGCGTGATGGTTTAGTGCGAGAAGATGCATACGTTTTCACATTTGTAGGCTTACCACGTACACCTTGTTTAACCGCTCTTTTGCGTTGAACTGCTGATTTAATTTCTGAAGGGGTCATTTGCTGAGCCTTAGATTGAGGAACGCACTTGGGATAACCCTTAGACTCAAGTTTTGCTTTTGAACGACCACAAGGCTCGTAAGACCCATCCTTGCGCTTTGCACCAATATTGACCCATTTTTCAGAAAACCATTTTTTAAGACTCATAACCACCACCCCTAGCTTTATATGTTTTTACAAGCCAAGCGTTAGCGTAAGCCGACGGATATACCTTAAATTTCTTTTTAGCTTCACTTTTAACTTTTGCATACAAAGAGGGGTTTGTTGGTTTTGGACTATTTGCCACGTTGGAAGCTCCTGAGGGTTAGAGCTAGGTTTGCTCTTTTACCAATCTTACCGCCTTTAGTTGCGGCTGATTTAAGTTTAGCAACAGGTATTTTTTTCTCCATTGGTACTTTTAAGGCTTTATGGAGTTTACCTTTTGACTTAGGATTAAGTGCTTTTTGAATAAATTTTTCCATATTATTTTTTCTTCTTTGCCATGATTTTGATACCAAGAAGCATTTTTTCGCCTTTCATATGTTTTTTCAATTTGTCTGGAGAATATTTTGCGTATTCTTTGGCGTGTTCTTTACTCACTCCAGGAAGTTTTTTATTGCTCTTATCCATCGTCGATACACTAGAGAAAGCTTTTTTAGAAGACTTTTTTTCCATTCCTTCAGACTCATGCGCTCTCGCTTTTAATGATTGTTTCTTTTTGCCTTTGTGACGCATACCCAAAGACTCTTTGAGACGGTCCATAAACCCTTCTTTCATACTAACGATCCTGTATTCTTCGCCATTTAACTACTGGAGGCTGGGTTTTAATTCTGTACCCTTCCCAAATCTTACCGTTAAACCAAGCTTTAAATTTTAATTTATCGGTTGTAGATATTTCTACCAGATCAAAAAGTATCGGACAATACATGGAAAAAGAAATCCATCCTTCACCATCTTTTTCTACCTTGCCATAGAGAACCTTTATATTATCTACAACAAGTATAGGTTTATTTTTTTGGGGAAAAACAATCATAAACCCTCAAGCTTGCTTAAGACAAAATATTAAATTATTTAGTTTATATCTACTTACGACCTAAAGTAATATTTTTTGATAATCGAACTTCGGAATTTTTAAATACCCAAATTTCTGAATTATCTAAAAAGACGACCCAATAAAGATCCCCTTCTTCTCCTGAGTCTATGAGAAAGTTTGCGTAACCGTGACCCTTAGGAGTCACCATCGATATGATTGGGTTGAGTTGTAATATAATCTTGTGCCTTTGCAAAGATAGCGTCTATTTTTGATAGACCATCATTTACTGTCAGCGTCCCTTTTTTCTTTTCCATTTCCCATTCTTTTAAATCATCATCGTAAAGGGGTGCTGTTTCTTTATAAACCGATGTGTTGATTTCACTATCTAGAGCTTTCTTTTCACGACGTATACCAATTTGTAATCGTGCGTAATTGTAAGCCTCTAGTAGTTCAGGATTTTTGCTGAGAAGCTGCGTAAATTTGTTTTGAGATAGTTTATTGAGAGCTATGAATTCACGAATAATTAACATCGAAGGATTTTCTGCAAAAAGGTATAGATCCTCTGTAAGTTGTTTAATATCAATGTTCATAAACTATTATTTTCGTACCTACTTCAATACCGTATCTTTTTTTTCCAGTTATTTCAATAACTTGTTTGTCATCAAGATATATGATACCGCTTAATATGTCTTCCATCTGTTTGTTAAGATTGGTTGTATCAGGTCTTTTAGTATGATAAGGAATAGGTACAGGCTTATTTTTTAATACCTTTTTCAATATGGTGACTGGATAAGGTAAAATATGTTCGAACTCGATGCTTATTGGACTTTTGACAGGCGGAAACGGAAATCTATCAATTATAAGGCTCTTCACGTGATCGATGTATGGTTGATTAACGTTATAGAAAATGAAACGAGATCTTTGGACTTTCCAAGCTTTTGGTAATTCTTCAACAAATGTTTCGAATAGAAGTTTCAAGGATTCCTCAAAGCTTCGCCTAGTTCATAAAGGAAGCAAACAAACTAGGCTAAGCAAATGGTTACTTCTGAGAAGTACCGTATTTTCTAATTTGATTTGATGAGTAAGCGACAATTTTATCAGCTTCTTCAAAAGTATCATCAGGGATAGCGTAAGCTGAATCCCCACCTCTACTTCCAGCACGACCTACCTTCATACGCTTTACGTCTTGAGGCATGTTGGCGTATTCATCATGATCTGCGAACATTTTCATAATGTACCTATTTGTTGTTGGCCTTGGGCGAGGCCAGGGACTTGACTAACTACATTTGACAATTGTTCGTTTATTTTTTCAACCCCTAGATCTTGTTCTGGTTCAATTTTTGTTTTAATTGTCTCTAAAACCGAAAGCAGCTCTTTTAGATTTGATAGGTCTAAGCTTTGAAGACGAAGAGCAGTTTCGACAAGGTCAAGGTTAGCTTTGGTTTTATTTGCTTGGGCTTGTGTGATACGTTCTGCTGATAGTGCAGTATCAAGGCTAACTTTGTTTAATCTTTCCGCTGCTAATGATTGTTTTGACTTAGCTTCCGCTAACAAGTTCTCGTTTTCAATCATCTGTCTTTGTGTTTGTAGCTGTTGCTGAACTTGTGTTTCTCTTTGTGCCATCATCTCTTGTTCTGCTACGGCGTCGGTAAGTTGTTTTTTGTCGATGAGTGGGGAGTTTTCGATAAAGAGCTTTGAAGGTACAGGAACGCCCAATTGACCAAGTTGTACAAGTTGCTGGAACTGTAGACGCTTTTGGCTGTCTGTGTAGGCAACTTCATCAACAACAATGTTAAACTTAGTAAATGTTTTGTTCTGAATCATCGGGTCAATTTCTTCACCAATCACATCTTCATATTTACCAAGTTTCCAGTTGTTTTGTAAGCAAGTAAGCATTTTCTCCCCGACTAGTTTTTGCGTTGAGTCAAGTTGGTCAAAAAGACGTTGAAGCATTGTAAGACCAGCACCTTGACGCACCATAGCAAGGATTCCTGGGACGTCATCTTTAGCCATTCCCATGAGTTCTTGATTTACTAGACCAGTTTGATAGACGAGGTTTTTAAGTTCGTTTTGTAAGCCTGCAAGACCAGGGTTCGGGGAGGTGGGTTGGATCTTCTCGATGTCAGACATGTTTGCGTTTTTAGCAACTTTGACATTGATACCGTTACCGCCTTTCTTAAGATCTTCAGGATTAACGACGGCGTTTTCTTTATACTTCCATCCAGAATTTACTTGAGACTCGATTTGATCCGCTGTATTGATAAGAACACGGTTATAGAGGAATTGCGAATCACGCATACCCCTGACTAGGCCTTGATGACGT